AGTTTTATCTTTAACCCTAAATCCAAAAATATCTTGCCAACTTGCCATTATATATTACCTATTCAATGTTCTTAAATTCTAGCACTAAAGCTAGAATCATTTCCCTAGATTAAGCCAGTAATTGTAAGCAAACGTCACATTGAATTCTTGAATTTGGTTATTTGCTTCCCATGCCAATTGGATCTCTGATACATTGATTGGATATGCGTCATGAAATCTATATCGTTGCATTGTTTGATCAGAACGATCCAATTGATGAACTTCTAATTGTGCTTGATAAATCGATGGTTGCATTATACCATTTGTTGAATCGGCCTTCGAAATAGCATTTACCCAATTTTCAAATGCCGAACGAACAGTAAATTCGTTGTCATTATAGATTGAGATAGTCCAAGGCTGGAACGTACGCTCGCCCGCGAAGTGAACTTCACGCCCACGATACATCACGGGAATGTCGGCGATATCGGCCGACGGTATTGTTCCGCCCTTCGCCATAAATTGAATTTTTGTCGCCGCGACTTGACCGCCATTAGCAATACCTGGTATTGCGCAAAAAATTCTGAATTGATTTGAACGAGCACCACCGGTGTTCATTTGTGCTTTAAATTGGGAGATGTCTGCTATTTTGGGTTCCTCTTTCTTGTGAAACTGTTAACTATTTATGGTGAAATACGTAATGGCTTTTTAATCTAACGACAGATATAACGCATTTACATATAATACACATACATTTATATTTTGACTCATTGCTGTGTGGCCCTTTTTTGACCCCTAGTAGGGATAATCCATATAATCTTGATGCTTCCATCCTACCCGGTCGTTCTTTTTCTGTCCATGGAAGCGAGTTAGCCTTAGATATTTTCTCTAAAGAACCAGGTTTCCATTTTCGTTTTGCGCCTCTTTGATTTGATGCCCCTAATTTAGCCGCTTTTATACAAATACTGATATTATCGGTTTTATTTAAGAACTTATCAGATTTTACTGCACCAATACGCCTCAATATTTTATGTTCATATTCTCTACACGCGTTTATATCTTCGCCAAATGTTTTTCGTATATCTATTATATCAGGTGTATCATGGTCTTTTATAAATTTAAGAACATGTTTACTTGATGTAAAATATGATACAAGTAATTCTTTTGGTTCACATCCATTCGCATATCTAATACCAATATAGTATTTATTTAATTTTTTCCAACCTATTACATATAGGTAACAATTTCTCATTTTTGTTCTCCAACAAAAAAACCCCACTGAAGTTTTGGAAGAACTGGAGTGAGTTCTTATCGGGCGGCCTCCCTATCCAACACTTAATTTAGTTAGACAGCGCCAGCAATCTCTTCAAACGATACACCAGTTCGCGTTGCGATAAAGTTAAGTTCAATGAAGTTAATGCTTCGTGCGGGTTGAATAAAAATCGATGCAACAAACCTATTAGTATCAATTACCTGTGGCGTGTTGTTACTTGTGTCGCATACTACTTTGAACTCAAACAAACCACGGCGCCCTTTGACATCGCGTAGGAATGGTTCGACCATCGCAACAAATTGCGAACGAGTCTGTATATCATTGATTTCAAATAACTGGAATTTTGCTGCAGTAGCAATAGCCTTTTCAAGCACGATAAACAAACGACGGACATTAATACGATCGAACGCCGATGGCTTTGTTAGACCAGTCTTATCGCCATATAGCACAACACCCTGACCTGGGAATGATACAACTGGATTAATACCATTTTTGTATAGATTATCACGGTCGGTTTTTGTTGGGCTAAAAGCTAATTTAACTACGTTCTTAATAGAACCACGAGTCAGACCTGCGGGTGAGAACCATGGATCATTTGTTTCGTCTGTACGAGCGCACAACCCGGCGATATCACCATTAAGTGGAACCCAACGATATTTATCTGCATAACGATCATACTGATACTTGTAACCAGAATCCACAACGAAGTATGAACTTGATGGAAGTTCATCACGGAAGGCAATGAGTTTTGTAGCAATATCGGATGTATTACCAACTAAGACGGAACCAGAACTTACATCTTCTGGGCTAACGAATGCCAAGCAATCTTTCCGCACTTCCGCGACATTTTGAATTACCCAATTTGCAATGGTTGCATTTGCTTTACCAGTAATTATTAAGGATAGATCAATTGCTTCGTCGTTTGTAAATAAAGCAAAGCCAGCAATTCGTTGTCCTGTGGTTGCTATAAAGTAATCAACACCACCAGCCAGAGCACGAGTTATTGCCGTAGAACCGATTGAAGCAAATACAAACGCATCTGCATCTGTGCCCCAGTTAGTACCTGCAGTAGGATGATCCATATTCCAAACAAAGTTACTCTGTTCTTTTAAAACAGTACGATAATAAGCAGAAGATCCATCTTCTTTTTTACCATCAGAGGCCTTAGATACATATTCAAATTTCTCCAGGACCGTGCCCGCTGCTCCTGACCATTTAGCATCTTTGTCAACAACGACAATATGTAGTTCATCACCTACACCACCACGTGAAGATGTATAGGAAGAAGTGCCTGGAGCGCTTGAAAATTGATCTTTATACGCCCAGGTTGCAAACGAAGCTGTATCAGCCATAGAAACAAGAAGTGAATTACCGATAGAACCTGGATACTTAGCAGCAAACTCACCTACATAAGCTTCGCCATTTTCAAACGAAGCTGAATATTGATCCGAACCATTAATTTTAATACCACCGGTAACTAGAACTGCATCACCAAAAGTTGCCGCAACAATTGTCTGACCAGTAACTGCTACATCGGTTATGGTTATTACTGGATTTATTGTATAGCCAGAGCCAGGGTTTGTAATTACAAGTTCAGTGATAGAACCGCCGACAATTACTACATCAGCCGTAGCTTGAATACCCGACGTATCTGGACTAGCAATAACAACTGTAGCCGAAGCATAGTTAGTACCACCCGTAGAAACAGGAATTGATAAAATGGTAGAAACTAGAATTGTAACTGCATTACGCTGACTAGTAGTATCAGAGCGAACCACAAGCAGATTATTTGAATATGCAAGAAAGTTTGCTGCGGCGAACCAGTTTGATGCATTTAGATCATTTGGTTTACCGAATCGAGTAACAAGAGAATTTTCCGAGTTAATCATCATAACTTCTAGGACGGGGCCCCAGCCAGCTTCGATGACGGCTGCACCAATTGAAGTTGCTACTGCGGGAACTACGTTTGTTAGATCGGTTTCTTTAACCAATACTGAGGGAGATAATTGAATCGCCATGCTATTTTTCCTTTGTTAACTGGGTAAATTGGATATTTACCTTTTATTTATCAAAACTAAATTTCGGGTTAATTAAACACGAACCCATCTATGATTTCTTCAGACCCATCGTTATGAAACCCGATTGGGAGAGCGTCCTGTTCTTCCTGTAATCTACGTTCCACGATAATTCGCTCTTTGACCGAGACATCCGTGAGTTCCTCGAACTTAACGCTGGATGTTAAGTAAGCGAACATAACTAATGCCATCACAAGATCGTCGTTACCTGTATCGGCTTCGAATGACTTACCTTTGGCCACAAAGTTGCTCAGTTCGATCAAGATTTCTGCGTCGTTCAAGACTAGTTTATCCATTTCGACCAGCTGTTTGAGCAAGTTACACCCCAACCGCTTAGTCTTAGTCGTGGTTCGTACACCAGCAACTGAGTTTTGCCCACCCCAAATGACAATCGTACTAGAGTTACTTCCACCCTTGACGTTATCGCCTCTTGTCGAAAAGACAGTTTCCTCATACTCAAGGTCGTAGTACAGTGCATTAGCCACCGATTCCCCGATATCGTTGTTCTCGATATAGCAAAGTGCACTGTTGTACTCCAGCGCCATCTTATGGATGACCATCGGATATAACATACTTGAAATGGTATTATTCCGATATTTGAAAACAACTTTATAAGGCAAGTCTGTGACATCAATAATCAAGAAGGCTGAATAATCTCCACCAGTCCCTCGAGCAGTATCTGCGCACAAAGTATATTTATGGTTTTCAATCGGTCGTTCATAAACACAGGTAGTACTATTCGTCAGCAGTGGGGTAACAAACGGGATCGATTTTAGTTTAGCGGCTGAGATTAACGTGTTAGAAGCGCCTATAAAGTCGCCTTCCATTTCTTGCGCGAATTTTATTGGGCCCAGGTCGATCTTCATATTATCGGCCCAGGCTTGATCACGAGTTGGAATTGAACGCCAATCTGCAAACACAGCTGTGAATTCGTTAATTTTGTTCTCAGCTTCTTTCCACATCTTGTAGAAATGGTTCATTCCTGCGGGCGTGCTAATGATAGCAAGTTTAGAAGTTTTACCAGATGAAATCGTTGGATAAACAGAGGCAAAAAACTCATCTGCTATATTGTTTGAAATGTGGGCGAACTCATCTAGAAATAGTAAGTTGATAGATTCTCCCCGAATAGCCGAGGCAGATGTTGCGGAGGCGAGAATACGACTCCCATTTTCTAGTTCAATAGAAGATTTATTCCAACTACGCACACCATGTTGCAACCATTTTGGTAGATGCTCATAAGCCAATTTTGTTCGAGCTAAGATTTCCCGGGCTAGTTTAGCCTTATTAGCAAGAATGGCACAAGTTTTAGATTCATTGAAGATAATATAATGAACGAAATATGCAGCCATAACTGTAGTTTTACCGAGCTGACGACTGCAGTTTGCTATAACCCGATTGGTATTATGGACGGCAAGAATAATTTCTTTTTGAAACCCATAAAGTTTCATGGGCTGTAACCCAAAGTCGATCGTTACTATTTTGATATACTTCTCGATGAAGTAAATAGGATCATCACGACAGGTTTTCCACTCTTTGATTTGATCAAGCGTCCAATCTACTTGAACACCTAAACTTTTTATGAGTTGATTGCCTAGATAACCTCTATCAAATATAGCCATATTTAACTTGGATCCCAGATACTGCTTATAACTTCTCCAGTATCTAAGTCGCCTATTGCAGTATAATACGCGTGAGGATCTTTAGTATTAATGTCAGCATCAACACGAGTAATACGTGATGCAGGACCTGGGTTACCGTATAGATTAAGTTTCAATGTGAAGTCAAATTGATGTGTTGATAATTGAACATTACGGAAGTCACCTTCATAATCTTGATTTGCCGTAACCGAATTGAGTATGATAGGAATATTCTGGGTAATCTTCATATCTTCTACCGTGTTGATCGACATGATAAATTCGGGCATAAACTTA